CGGCGTATCGAGCGCGACAGCAACGCGCATCAGGCGCGGCTGTGGGCGCTCGACCGGGCGATCCAGTGCGGACGTGGCTGGTACCGGGTCAACACGCAGTGGGACGAGGATGGCGACGACCCGTTGGATCAGGAGATTGTAGTCCAGCGGATCTTCAGGCAGGACTGCGTGTACATCGACCCGGCAGCAACCGAGCCGGATTTCTCTGACGCCCGGTGGGGGATGATCGTCGGCTGGGTGCCTCTGGATACATTCGAGGAGGAATTCCCGGGTGTGTCTGTGCCGTCTGGGGATACCGAGTTCTTAGCCTGGACGAGGGAAGAGCCGGAATGGGCCAGGATGGACGGCGTGAACAAGGACAAGGCCGTTCTGGTGGCCGAGTACTTCTACAAGGTGCATGATCGCGAAACGGTCTCGGTGGTGGCGGGCAAGGGCAAGGACAGGCGGGAGATCAAGCGCACGATGGACCGGGTACGGGTGAAGTACTGTAAGGTCCATGGGTCGGGCGTGTTCGACCGGCAGGACTGGGCCGGCAAGCACATCCCGCTCATCCCGGCGCTTGGGCGGGAGCTCCAGCCGTTCGATGGCGAGCGCCGCTGGGTCGGGCTCGTGCGTGGCGCTCGAGACGGGCAGCGGTTCGCCAACTATGCGGCATCGAACGTGGTCGAGGCGATGGCGCTCGAGCCCAAGGCGCCGTGGATCATGGCCGAGGGTCAAGACGAGGGGTACGAGGACGAATGGGATCAGGCCCACTCGCGGAACTTCACGCGCCTGCGGTTCAAGCCCACCTCGGTGGACGGGCAGATGGTGGCACCTCCGCAGCGGGCCATGGCGGACGGCTCAAAGATGACGCTGGCGCTCCAAGCGTTTTCGATGGCGAGGGATCTGGTGCAGGCCGCTACTGCGGTTCACGAGCCGTCGCTCGGGCAAATGCCTTCGCGGAAGGATGCTCAGTCCGGCCGGGCGCTCCTGGCGTTGCAGCAGCAGGCTGACGCTGGGACGGGCGACTTCCTACAGAACCTGTCCCAGATCAGCATGCGGTATGAGGCCATAGTGGTACTTGACCTGATCCCGGCGATCTACGACCGTCCCGGCCGGGTGACGCAGATACTTGGGGAGGAAGACGACGCGAAGGCGGTCATGCTTGGCCGCCCGTTCGTGACTGACCAGGGGGGCCAGCCACAGGAGGTGCCACCGCAGCAGCCCGGCATGCCGCCTCCGGAGCAGGCGAAGGAATACGACCTGAGTAAGGGCAAGTACGCGATCAGCGTGAACGTCGGCAAGAGCTACCAGACACGGCTACAGGAGGGGCAGTCCGAGATCGGCGAGGTGCTCCAGGCGCAGCCGAACCTCATGCCGGCGATCGGCGCCACGTACTTTAGGTTCCGTGACTTCCCCGGGTCCAAGGAGATTGCGGACATCCTGAAGAAGATGCGCGATCAGCAGTACCCGTTTCTGCGCGACGAAGACGACCAGTCCCCCGAGGCGCTCCAGGCCCAGCTCCAACAGGCTCAGCAGCAGCTCGAGGAGCTGCAGCAGCAGCTTCAGCAGGCCATGCAGGCGCTCGAAACCGAGCAGGCGAAGCAGCAGGCGACGGTGCAGAAGGCCCAGATCGACGCTCAGGCCGGAGCGCAGAAGGCCCAGACGGACGCCGCCAGCGCTACCGAGATTGCCCGAATCAAACAGGAGACTGAGCTTCAAATCGCCCAGATCAAGGCCGAGCTCGAGATCCTCAAGGAGCAGATCAAGGGCGAGCAGGCGATGAAGCAGCAGGTTATGGGCCAGGCGCACGCGGTCGGGATGGCGGCTGCCCAGCCACCCGATCTGACGTTCAGGGGAGAAAACGAGCTGCCCCTGGACGTGGAGTAGGGTTGACAACGGAAGGCTCAACATAGGAGGATTGCGAGAGTAATGTCTGATACACCTACGGTAGCAAGCGCCGAGATCAGCAGTGATCGAGGCACCTTCACAGTCGAATCCAACTCCGGTGCCACGTCCGCAGCCATCAAGGAGAGCCTCAGCAAGAAGGACGAGGCCAAGGAACCCGAGAAGGAAGCGAAGCCCGATCCTTCGAAGGCTGCGGCTGAGCTCGGGAAGCTTGGCGGCAAGGCTGCTGCCGAGAAGCGCGCAGCCGCGGCCAAGGCCGAGGCCAAGGAAACCAAAAAGCAGGAGAAGCGGGAAGCTAAGGCGGACGCAGACGAAAAGGCCGCGGAACCGGCCGATGGGGATGAAAAGGCCGATGAGGAAGGGCCCGAGGCTGACGGCAAAGGACTCGGCAATCCTCGTCATTCTCCGGCAGCTCGCGCCAAATGGGCCGCCCAAAAAGAAGCTGCGGCGAAGCGCGAGCTCGCCGCAGAGCGAGCCGAGAAGGAGCTCGACCGGCAGGAGATGCAGCGCCTTCGGGCTGAGTTCGAGGCCCTAAAGCGGGGCGAGACGTCCGGGAGGCAGGAGAAGCCCAAGCTTTTCGACCCGTCGAAGCCACGGCCGGAGGATTTCGAGGATTACGAGGACTATCTCGACGCCCGCGAGTCATGGACCGACCTGAAGCGCTCAGCCGCGGCACACCAGGAACGGCGGTACTCCAATAACGAGCGTGTGGTGGCGGATGCGGTGGATCGCATGGCCGGCAAGGTGAAAGAGGCTGGGGTTGGGGACCGGCTATCGCCGGAGGTGCTCGAGCTGAAGCCCGTGTTCGGGCTCGAGGCGGGCGAGAGCCCGACCGGAGCCAACTTCCTCGCTTCAGCCATCCTATCCGACCCCGACGCCGCTCCGGGCCTACTCGTGCATTTTTCCGAGCACCCAGAGGATCTCGAGCGCATCTCGGCGCTGTCGAGCGTTCACTCAGTGCTCCGTGAGGTGGGCCGGATCGAAGCCGGGCTCGGGACCACGACGCCCCAGCCGGAGCGGCAGGAGGAGCGCGAGCGGGAGGTTTCGAAGGCGCCGCACCCGGTGAAAGCGGTCCCCGGCGGGCCTCACGTCCCGGACGACGTAGAATATCGGCCGGGCGTCTCGTTCGACAATTATGCCGCAGCACGGTTGAAGCAAATCCGTGCCAAAAGCTGAGGCACGAGGGTTGCATTGACGTAGACGTCTGAGTTTGGTATAATAGCTTCGTCGTACATTCAGCCGGCGGAGTCAATCCCGGCCGCCGTTGCTGCAAACCCAGGGACGAGCGGGTTGCTGTCATTGCTGGCACCAGCCCCGCCGTATCGCCAGCGCGATAGGCAACTCTTTTGGGAGCAGCAACATGGCAAACACACTCATCACACCCGAGTGGGTTACCTTTGAAACGGCGCTGTATTTCGTGAACAGCCTGCGCGGTGTCGCGCAGTTCAATCGCGAGTACAACGACGAGTTCAAAGCGGATGGTGCGAAGGTGGGCGATACCGTAAAGGTTCGCTTGCCTCAGCAATTCGAGGCCTCGGAAGGCGAGGCCTTGGTGACCCAGAATCTTCTGGACCGCACCGTGAACGTGATTCTCAACCGGCGCCGGCATGTCGGGTTCGGTTGGTCCAGCGCACAGGCCACAACCGACCTCGACGACATCCGCGGCCGTTACGTGCAGCCTGCGGCCGAAACGCTGGCGAGCGTATACGACCGGCTGAGCTTGGCGGACGTGTACAAGAGCGTTTTCAACTCGGTCGGCACGCTCGGGACGACCCCGACCGCCGCACTGACGTACCTCCAGGGGCGAGTCAAGATCCTCGACTTCGCCGGTCCCGACGAGGGACTGGTTGGGGTCCTCGATCCTCTTGCCAACGCCACTCTCGCAAACGCCACGGCCGCGCTCTTCCAGCCACCGGCCAAGGTGAGTTCCAACTGGTCGAAGGGACAGTTTGCAGACGAACAGCTCGGGATCAGCAAGTGGTTCACCGACCAGAACATCCCGCGCTTCACCAGCGGCGCAACGACTGCGGCTTCGACGCCGCTCGTCAACGGCGCGTCCCAGACCGGTACGAGCATCATCACGGACGGGTGGGGCGCGGCCTCGGCCCCGGTACAGGGCGACATCGTGACGTTCGGAAGCGTCTATGCGGTCAACCCGGTGAGCAAGGAAAGCACCGGCCGGCTGCATCAGTTTGTCCTGACGACCACCCCGACCGCCGGAACCGGCATCACGCTCGTCATCAGCCCGGGAATCGTCACCACCGGAGCACTCCAGAACGTCACCGTGGGCCCGGCAGACAACGCGACGGTCACCTACTGGGCCATGGCCGCCGGTGGCACGCAGGCTGCCACGGTCAGCCCGCAGAACCTCATCTTCCACCCCAAGGCGTTCGCTTCGATCATGGCCGATCTGGTGATGCCGAATGGTGGCGCGCGAGGGACGCGGGTCAACTCGAAGCAGATCAACATCGCCATCAGGTACGTGGAGCAGTTCCAGATCACCACGGACCAGAACCTCAACCGTCTGGACATCCTGTTCGGATCGGCAGCGATACAGGAACGTATGGCTTGCCGCGTGGTCGGGTAAAGGAGGCCCATCATGGCAGCTACAGTCTTCAACACCTCGACACTCAGCGCGGAGACCCTCAAGGACAACATCAACTTCGCGGTCGGCTCAACGACCAACATCACGGCAGGCGACCTCCTTGTCTTGCGGAACGAAGTCCTCAAGGTACAGGAGATTCCTGTCACGGGTCGCGTGAAGGTGATTCGGGGCCAGAACGGTACCGAGGCTCGGGATCATGCGAGCGGTCAACGTTTCTTCATCATCGCCAACCCGGAGAACACCAAGCTCACCACCAAGGGCCATCTGGCGGTTGTTGGGGCATCGGGAACCTATCCCGATTTCCTCTTCCCTGGCCAGAAGGCCGTGGATGGAGCCGGAAACGAGTACATCTTGTGCGAGTTCTCGGCTGTCGCGTACAGCGGGACAACCGTACGTATCTCGAATGACGGCGACTACTTCGCGGCGGTGCTGTCCTCGACAGAGCAGGGTGCGGTCGGGATCCTGGTCGAAGGCGTCACCTCCGATCAGTACGCGTGGGTGCAAATCTACGGGTACAACTCCTTCGTACAAGACTCCGGGGTTGATTCGGCGGCGAGCTCCGCGGCTCTCGCGTGCGCGGCGTCCTCGAACAGCACACCGGACGTGGGTCTCGTGGTCCTCGCGGCGTCGTCGTTCACGTCGGCGGTGTTTCACGTCTCCCAGTTCTTGATCGAGGGGATGTTCGTTGTCGGTTCAGCTACTACGGCGACGACTTCGGCAGCTTCGGCTACCGGGGTCGCCGTACCGGTGTTCTTGAGCTACCCGTACATCAAGACGGTGACGGTTCCAACGCTTCTCAACATCACGTCGGCGTAAATGGCGGTCAAGATGTTTCAGCGGGTGGCGGTTGCAGTCAAACCGCCACCCGCAGTCGCACGTACAATTCGCAAGATTGCACTCTTCGGGTCTCATGGTTCGTCGCTCACGGATGCGCCATGGGACGATCCGAGTTGGGAGAAGTGGGGTCATGCGAGCGCAAGAGCGTGCTACGCGAGGACCCTGGATCGCTACTTCGACCTTCACAGCCGGTCCGTGTGGACGCGGCCCGGAAAGAACGGGCCGGCCTATCTCGCGTGGCTGGCCAGCAATACCGTGCCGATCTACATGCAGAGACGGCATCCGGACGTCCCGGCGTCGATCGAGTTCCCGAAGCGCCGCATCCTCGCCGAGTACGGCGAGCCGCGTCCGTACTTCACGAATCACGTGGCGTGGATGATCGCGCTCGCCATGACGGAGGGGGTGTCCACAATCGGCCTGTGGGGGATCAGCTACTCGGCGAGGTCCGAGTACGCGATGCAGCGCGGGTGCTGTGAGTATTGGCTCGGGCGCGCGGCTGCGGCAGGGATCAGGATCGTGCTACCGGAGCAATGTACGCTGCTCCAGGAGCCGGCCAGGCTCTACGGTTACGAGAGCCACGACGAGACGACCGGGAAGCTGGTCGAGGAGTACCGCGAGAAGCAGCGGCTGTTCCTGACTGGCGCTCCGGGATCTACGCAGCTGGCGGTGCCACCTCCGGGGCTTCTTGGTAAGATTGCAGAGGAAGAGAAGAACAGGCCGGAGTGGGCGAAGGCCCTCGGCGGCAAAACGAACGGCCAAGCGGCCGAAGGAGCAGAGGCATGAGCGATGACACGCTGTACAGGCCGAGCAACCAGGAGCGGGACAACCTCTATAATAGGGAGCCCGGGATCGTAGTCATCCCCGGGTCGAACTATGCGAACGAGATGCAGAAATTCGAGCAGTTTCCGTCGAAGTACGGCAACAACCCCGGGAATCCCTACGTGTACCGGCCCTACCCGAAGATGATCTACAAGGCCCAGGAGTGGCGCGGGAAGGTTGCGTGCATGGCTGCCCCGGTCGACCCGACCGAGTTCCCGAACCCGGCCGAGTTCGCCCGCATGGAGGAGGCGGCTGCGCGGTTCACGGAGCGTTGCTGCCGCATCGTGGCAGACGAAGCCGAGCATCTCAGCGCGAAGGCTGATGGCTGGCGGGATCATCCGACCGAGGCGCTCACGGCGGGCCTCGAGCGGCAGCGTTCCTTGGCGACAGCCGCAGCCGAACGGGCCTACGACGACCGCAACATCGGCGAGCTGGCCAGGCGTGAGGTGGCTGCGAAGGTCGCCGAGGTGGGCGGGGAGCATCTTCCGGAGATCGTCATGCAGCCGACCAAGCGGCGTCCGGGCCGGCCGCGTAAGAACCCGGTCGCGTAGTGAGGGCAGGGGGGGTGACCTGTGGCGACCGCGGCGGACCTGATTCGGGCGTCGCTGCGTGAGATAGGCGTACTCGCAGCGGGCGAGGCAGGGTCGGGCGACGACTTGACGGACGGGCTGGATACGTTCAATCGGATGCTGGACTTGTGGGCATCCGAGAAGCTCATGATCCACACCACGACGCGCACCACCTGGACCATCACGGCGAACCAGGTTTCCTATACCGTGGGAACGGGTGCGAACGTCGCCGTGGTTCGGCCGGCGTTCGTGAGTCAGGTCAACGTCATCGACACGTCCACGGATCCAGACACGGAGTACACGCTGGAGCGGCACACGGAGGCGTCGTGGGCTGCGGTATCGCTCAAGGCGCTGACGGCCACCCGCCCGACCTCGTACTACTACAACCCGACAGTCGCGACGGCTACGCTCTGGCTATGGCCGGTGCCGACATCCACGACGCTCACCGGGGCGTTCTATGCGCCCCAGCAGGTCGGGCAGCTGGCGTTGCTCACGACGACGGTAACCGTTCCGCTGGGTTACGCCGAGGCGATCGTGAAGAACTTGGCGCTGAAGCTCCTGCCCGGGTATGAGAGGCAACCGAATCCGATACTGATCGAGCAGGCGAGGAACTCCCTCGCGATCATCAAGCGGGCCAACAAGCGGATGTCGGACATGCACCTGGATCCCGCAGCACTCATCGGCGGCGGCAGCCGCGGCGGATACGACATCAACCGGGGGTAGGCATGCGAGTTCCTGGGTTCATCGGGGGGTCCTACGAAAGTCAGGCGTACACCGCGGATCAGGAGCGGACCGTCAATTTCTACTACGAAAACATCGAATCTCAGGGCACGTCGAAGCGTGCGGCGCTCCTTCCGACCCCCGGTGTCTCGACCCTCAGCACGGCGGTAGTGACCCCCGGACGGGCGCATTTCTTCGAGAACGACCGGGAGTTCGCGGTCATCGGGCCTACACTCTACGAGATAGACAGCTTCGGAGCGCTCACAAGCCGCGGGACCGTGGCGACCAATTCGAACCCGGCGACCATCTCGAGCAACGGCGACGGGGGCGACGAGCTCTTCATCACGAGCGGCGGAAACGGGTACATCTTGGACCTGCCTACGAACGTGCTGACCCAGATCGTCAACCTCAACGCCAAGGCCACGATGGGCGACCACCTGGACGGCTACTTTCTGGCCCTAGATGACGCCTCGAGCACGCTTTACATCTCGAAGCTACTGGACGGGCAGACCTGGACGACCGGGGTAGACTTCGCGCAACGCAGCATCGCTTCGGACCCATGGCGGGCCATGAAGGTGGTCGGGCGCTATATCTGGATGCTCGGGGAGGTGACGAGCGAGGTCTGGTACAACGTCGGGACCACGTTCCCGTTCGCGCCGTATCCGTCCGGGCTCATCCAGTACGGGATCGCGGCTCCGTTCTCGGCCGCGATTGCGGACGCTCAGCTCATGTGGCTCGGCAATACGCGCTTCGGGGGCGGATATGTCCTCAAGGCCGCCGGGTTTCAGCCCGAGGTTGTCTCGAGCTTCGCGACGCAAAAGGTCTTCGACGAGTACACGACCGTGGATGACGCGCAGGCGTTCGCC